GAGCGTGTCGCAAAAGTATCGGCCGTTGATTTCCATGCGTCCGATGGTGTAGCCCTCCTTCAGGGCGTGGCGTTGAATAAGTATTTGCATTTGTCTGTTGTTTTGGTTGGTTTATACTTCGAGGAAAGCGTCCATCGCGCCCGCTTCGGCGTCTTTGATAAACTCATTCAGATACCAGACGGCCTTTAGCGCGTCTTCTACGGCTTTGCGCCGCGCTCCTTCGAGCGTGCCGTCGTGTTTGTGTCCGCAGCGCCAAATGTATTTCAGCGCGTTGCCCAGACAAAAGGGCATTCGGCGCGCCACGTCGATACATTCTCCCCCGCCGTGGTTGTAGTGTGCGGGGTGGACGACGACCGTGCTTGTGGTTTTGGCAACCGACGGCTCCCGATCTGTTGTTTTTTGTTCTCTCGTGTCCACGTTTTCGGGCTTTTGGGTGTGTGATACGTCGCTCATGGTCATTGTTCTGCGTTTTCGGGTACATGATCTTGTGAATTTACGGGCAAGCCTTGTCGCTCGGCTTCGGCAAAGAATGCCGTTACAAATTTCTTCGCCGCTTTCTCCAAATCGCCCTCCGCAATCGTCGTTTGTACGATTCGATTTTGTTTGTCGATTTCCTCTTTCTCCCAAGCCTTTTCGCGTACGCTCTTGAACTCGCAGAGCAAGCAGTAGCCAGCCCACGCCATCGAAAGGTAGGGAGCGGAAAAGACCGCTGTGCCGATAATATCGATGAGGGTAAGGACGAGGAACGGGACAAGATATTTCACGGCCTTTCGGCTTGTCATCTTCAGTCCCCGCGATGTCGTGGGCTGTCCGCGTTCGTGTGCTTTACGAATGCCGAAAAAGAGATCGACGCCCATCGCAACGAGAATCGCGGCGGCACAAAGGGTGATGAGGACAATGTGTAAGTAAATATGCTGTTCAGCATAACGGATTAAAACTTCTTGCATTTCGCATTTCATATTTAGTTTCTGTGAGGGTTATTCTTCTACGATCCAAAGATTGATGCCACGCTCGTTCCCGATGTCGACGTTTCGGAGGAGAGTAAGGCGAACAGTTTTACTTCGATTGACGCTACACTCAGAAAGAATGCGCTCGGAGTCGTTACCGAATCGGTGGTTCGACTCTCCAACGGGAGGGAGAATCTTCATCTTGCCGCGCCCTACTTGTGTGAAGACGATTGTTTGGCCTTCGGAAGCCTTCGCTGGCAACCGCACGTCGACGTTGCCGAAGTTGTCGTGCAGTCCGACGACGCGTGTATCTGACAAGTTGAGCGACACGGCGTTATTGTTTTGTTCGCCTACACGCTTCAAACCAACGATAAGGCCGAGGGCTTTAAGATTGACGAAATACCCGCCGAACGCTTCGCCGCCCCCTTGATTTATCGCATACCCTGCGACTCCGATCGCAATTCCGTTGTCTTCGCGTGTCATTCGTCCCGAAATCGCTTCGCGCCTTTCATCACTAGGGGTGCGTGGGGCGGGAACGTGATCAATGTCGGCCGATACGCCTTGCCAAGATAGAGAGGTTCGTGCGTTGTAAGTCTTTGTCTTCGTTCGACATGAAAAAGAAGTCCCGAGACCTCCCGACCGAGCGGCCAATACAATGTCTCCCGTTACATTTTGCACACCTGCGGGGGCGGAATCAACGGCTGCCGAATGCAACCACACTTCATTATTTCGCGCGTCCAATCTGATGTGCGTCTGCGTGTTGTCTAAGTCCGAAACCAGATTGCCGTTGCTCAAGATCCAGCGTCCCACATTCGCGTGCTCGGCGAGCAACAACTGCGTGGCCACGCTCTCGAAACTTGCGCCGAAGTCGTTCCACTTCTTCGATTTGTCGGCGGGGGCGACACCGCGGAACGTACCTGCATCGGTTCTCGCAATGTAGTACGCCCCGTTGTGAAATACTGCGTCGCGGCGGTGCTTCGTGCCGTAATACTCTTTTGACGCGTCCCATACGCCACGATACACCATGGCCGGGGCTTCGCCGTCGCGGCCGTTCTTGCCGTCTTCGGGAGTTATGCGCGTCGGCGTGCTCCAGCGGTCGAGTAACGCCGTTTCATATCGGCTCACCATTGCCGAGGTCATCCACAAGTATTGCCCGACTCCGACAACGGGCTGCGCAATGTTCCATCCGTCGGGCGTTCGTCTATCGGAAGAGATTGCAGGCGGCTGCGTGGGCGATCCGTTCACGGCAAAGCGAAGTTCGCGATAATCGGCGCGAAGATCACGCTCGGAGGGACACCACGGGGTGTCTATCGCTCCAACTTCTAACTTCGGATCTACAATGTTTGCCGAAGAACGTCCCCAAGAGCGGATATAGAAGTACTGCTCATTAGCGGTTATTCTCTTCACTCTGAACGTAATCGTCACACGTTCAAACGCTTCGGATTTCTTATTCGGGGGAAATTCTCCTGCTCCACTTGCGTTTCCAGTCTGTACGCCGTTCACTTTGGGGGCTTCGGAGAACTCTATACCCGAGAATATCCACGTCAATGTCCCACGGGCTTGCATCCACGCGGAGAAGGTATAGGTTTGTCCCACTTTCAAGACGGAGGTAATCTCTTGCACAAGGAGATCTCGGAATTGCCCTTCTGCAAGTATGCTAAATCCGTGTTGTGTCGGCTTTCCGTTGAACGAGTAAGCACTTTCTGATACGTTGAACGTCACCCACGGCACGCGGCTTTCAAAGTTCGTGCCGTCGAGCAAATTCGGGTTCGGTGCAAGTCCATCCGCTCCTCGCAGCTGCGTCCACGTATAATCACTGTAGGTATGGCTTGCGATCTCGTCGAAATCGGAGTAGATACCGAAGTAGCGGAAATCCTCTACAGCGTTTCGCCCGAGGTCTTCTTCCAAGGTGAAGTCTTTCTTGCCGTCGTCGCTGTTGGCATAAGCCATGTGTATGTAGCTTGTGCTCCCAGCGTCGCCCGGCTTTCCCTTCTCTCCGCTCAAACGCCCGTAGGTGATTTTGCCGTTCGCCGCGGTGAGCCGATACCAAAGCACCTCGCCCTCGCGGAGGGTCGGGGGCGCGTCTTGCCACGTTCCCCGAATAGTCGGGGCGGTCGTACCCGATGCGGTGGCAAGTTGTGAGGACGCGGCGAAATCATAAACGGGGCTTTTGCCGTCCGCTCCGCAGCGCACCGCCCCACGTCGTGCCGTTGCCCGTACGCATCCACACATCGCCCTCGGCGAAATCGTCGTGCCACGTTTGCGCGTCGGCGCTGTATTGCGCCCGAATGCTCGTGCCGTTTGTGCCGTCTTTTCCGTAATGTCCAATCAGTCGCACCGTGGTTTCGTCAGCAGTGCCATCGCTGTACTCCGAGCGTTCGTAACTCCAAAGCCACGGGCGCTCCTTCGTGGGCTGCTGGGCGGTTTCCGTCCATTCGGACGTATCTTGCTGCGGCGCGTTCCTTTCGGTGGTCAGCATATAGAAAGCGCGCATACGGCTCACACCGCGTCCTTTGTCCCCTTTGTCCCCCTGCACCTTTGCCCAAACGTAGCGCGCGGGGTCTGTCGATGCATCCTCGTTCTCGTCTGTGTAGGTTCCGAGGTAGGCGAACTTTTCACCTTTTGGGTCGAGTGTATACGGATTGCCGTCTGGACTGTTGGAATACGCTACGTGCGTGTAGCTGTTCTTGCCGGGGTCGCCCATAAGATCGTTGCGCGATGGACACCACGGTGTCGCCTCCGTTCCCTCTTCTAGTTTTGGAGCACAAAATACAACGACCTGTTTCTTCCCTCGAACGATGTCCTTTGTCCAGTTTCTTAGATATACGCGGGTTTCCTCTCCGGGCTTAGGCTTTCGAGCCCTGAAAGTCACAGAATATCGCGTCCATTCCCCCCACTTGGCAGCAACTAGGCGGAACTGTGTGCCATCATTCGGTTCCACAATCAACCAACCGGAATCAACACCGCGCGCATAAACTGAGAACGTATAGCTACGTCCCTCCACTAAGTCAAAGCGGAGGACTTGCGAAAACTGCGAATACCCCCCTTCTTCAATATCGTCAAATAGTTCCGTTCCCATGGGGTTACAACCAGATATGGCGGGCGGAGACCAACGCCATATCGTGTGAAACTTTGCATGCTTGCTACTTGCATACCCTTCCCAAGCGCCCGCGCTTTTGAAGTCCGTTCCGTCCAAAAGATTCGGACGGGTGGGTAAGCCGTCCGCGCCGTCCTTACCCAATTGCGCAAGCAGTCGCACATCCGTTTGTTCACTAGTACGATCTGTATAGTAGATTTTATCGTAACTCCAAAGATAGGGCTCTTGCTTTTTCGGTTTAGGCGGTGTGGTTACCCAGCCTCGCGCACTGACTGCAGGAGCGCTGCTGTCAGCACTAAGCAGGTAGAACGACACCACGCGTTCTATACCGCGGCCGTTCTTACCCTTCACGCCCGATGCCGAAATCGTCCATTTCGTTTTGTCCGTGAGCGGAGCACCCGAAGAGGAACGCTCGCCGATGTAGCGATAGGTCGAAACCACTCCCTCCGCATCCGTGTTGCGCACCTCGTCGCCGTTGTAGTACGTCGTCGCCGCGTTCCACTCACCGCGATAACAAGCCAGCGGCGAAGTAACGCCGCCCTCATTCTGTACCAACGTGCCACGAAGAGACAAGCGGCCGTTCTGATAAACCAACGAATCGCCGAGCCGCATTTCACCCGCGGCGAGGTCAAAGAACGAACGGCCGTCGGAAGTGGCCACACGATCCGTGGTGATACGCCCCGGGAGCACCTCTGAAAATCCGTACAAAGGCGCGAAACTGCGGTCGCCGTCGTACTCGCTGTTGAGCACCCCGACCAGAAGGTGATAATTTGCCGCGTCGCTCTCAAAACCGACGGGCGATTCCTTCAGCACAAACTCCGCGCGGTTGCCGTTTCGGGGGGCGCGAACATAGAGGTAGTACTTCTTCGCCGCGTCGTCAAGTCGTCCGCTCGTGAATGCCGCCACGTCCCAAAAGCGATATTCCGAAGGACTGTGCTTGGCGCTCACCGTGCGAATGCCGAGAGTGAGGTGCTGCAAGATGCCGCTCGCCGCGTTCACCGCCTTTGTCTTCGCGTTGTAGGTCACTGCGTGGGGAACGGCCGTCGGGTTCGTGCGGCTGCCCACAAAACGGAATTGCAGACTTTCATCGCCTACGAGGAGCGACATCGTTTGCACGGCCGCGGGGCTGATGGCATTCGTGAACCGATCGGAGAGCGCCGCCCCGATCATTTCGGCCGTCTCCTGCGCGTCGCGGAATCGGCGCTTGCTGTATTGCAACGCTTCGCGGTGTTTCTCCTCGACGCCCACGGCCGCACTCTCCAGCGCCTTCAACGTCGTGCCGAACGAAGACGACACGGGCGCGTTCGAGAGTTCGATTTCGGGCGAGTGCGGCGTGTTGATGTAGTCCTTGATGCCGACAATGCGCACGGCCACGCCCTCGGGTTGAAACTGCTTGTCGGAGAAGAGAATGAACGCCCCGATCTTCAAGCGGCCGCCCACGTTCGCCCAGTTGCGCTTTGCCCAAATGCCGTCAAGTGTGCCGGTGAATGAAAACTTCGGGTCTTCGTGGCTGTACAGATGTTTCACCGCTTTGCGCAGCAAGTCCCACTCCGCCCCCGAACGCGTGGCCGTGTCGTTGATGTAGGCCTGCGGAAGCATACAATGAAAGACGGCGTACTTGTCGCCCAAACACGGAACGAACACGCCACCGGGCATTGTCATGCCGTCGATCTCCTGCGGCACGATTTCAAAGCGCCGCGCCTTCTTTCCCGATGCCGCGTGGGCGTATTTCACTTCAAACTCGCGTCCCGAGAGCATACCGCTTTGGAAGATAACGGTCATCTTTTCGCCCGCGATCAAGCACTGCTCGAAGTCGAGCGTATCGGGAATCGTCGGGTCGGTGAAATCGTAGAAGTGGTTTTTCTCGTTCGCCGTGATGACCTCGGCCACCGTTCCGACGCGGCTCGGATAAATGTCGGTCAAATCGACGCTGTCCTCGGCCTTCGACGAAAGGGGGCGGTCGGCACGTTGCACGGCAAAGCCTTTTTCGTCCGTGCGATAGCGTCGCGCCTTTCGGGTATCGTAGCCCGTTTCGCCCTCAAAACGCGCGCCGTCAAAGCCTATGGTGGCATTGAGGGGCAAATGCAGCGTGCTCGCGCCGTACTTCGAGCGATCGATGTTGCGTTCGCCCCCTTGCACGTAGAGAATCTCGGTCGGGACGCTGTCTTCGCCATTCGTTCGCGCCACCCCGGACACAAAGCCGTTGCCCTTGCCGTAGGAAAGCGGCAGGGCGTTGGCGCGGTCGTGTTCCACGGCACCGAGCGAGATGCGTTTCCCCACGATCTCGTATTCCGTGTCGAATGCTTTTGCCATCAGCGCGAGGGCATCGCGGCAAAAGGCGTGTTCGTAGTTCACCACACGCTCGGCGCTCTCTATACATTCGCCCACCGTCCATCCCGAGTCGCGGCGATTGAGGTTGTCGACGAGCATTTGCAGGTGTTCCTTCGGGCGCGCGGTCAGCGAGAAACGCAAACGGCCGTCAATCGGGTTGCGGAATTTCCAAATCGACATCTTGCCCTGCTCGCCTTCGAGTTCGAGGGTGTAGTCGAAATGCCGCGTGTGCTGCATCTTGAGGGCTTCGGGGCGCATCAACGTGTAGCGCTCGCCGCCGTGTTCGCAATACGCGCCGACGGGGATTTCGACGTGTTGTGCGAGGGAGAAGTAGAGCGTGAGCGCATTGTCGCTCATAATCGCGCGGTGGCGATAGGAGTTATCGTCGGGCATCACGTCGAGGAGCGTTTCGCCCGCGGGGGAATAGATGATCATAATTCGTTGTAAGAAAATTCGGAACTACCTTCGTAGAATGTGAGAGTGAGGGTGAATTGCAGCCACGGCCGCGGCTCGTCGGGAATGAACTTGTCGACGCGGCACGAGCTGTAATAAAACGGCGCTTTCTTGTATCGTCGCGCACCGGGGCGGATGAGGTCGAAGAGCAGCGCGTCGTAGTTTCGCCAAAGTTCGGCGAGGGTGTCGGCGCGCATCAGGAGTTGCACTTGACGGTCGCCGCCTTTTTCGAAAAACATGGCGTCTTTGTCGTAAAACGCCCCCGGTTTTGTCGAAAACTTGCGGAGTAATCCCGTCTTCACTTCGTTGCGCCGTTCCATTTCGTCGACCACGTCGCCGAGTACGCGTGCCCCGTAGTCGGCAAAGGAGCGTTTCGGGCTTTCGGTGATCACGAAATCATCGCGCCGCGAAGTGCTCAAAATCCACTCGCGCTCCTTCTCGGCATTCGGGGGCTGGTACGTGTAGCCCTGCATCGGGGTGTCGTCGGCGAATTTAAGGCCGAACGTCGACGAGTGTGCGCTGTCGGTGGGGGCGATGAAACGCAGCGACCACGAACGGCCGATGCTCGGGGCGCGCACTTCGACGACGGGCGTTTCGGCGAGCATTCGGAGGATGTATACGTAATCGTCTGTGTCGGTATTGAGTAGTCGCAACGTCACCTCGCGTGTGTCGAGCACGGGGGCGGAAAGATCGGGGTCGAAACCGCGCTCTTCGTGCCAATCGTTCGCAGGAGGGGTCTTCAACGGCGGAAAGGCAATCAGTTCGTCAAAGCCCCCGAAAGCCGTACTGGCGTAGGCTACGTCCCAAACGTCCGCCCTGCCGAAGAAAAGCCGTTCTGAATAGTCTAACGTGTTCATTGCTTGATTTTAATTCCTTTGAGGGCGATGTCGCCGACGGTGTCTTTTACGGACTTCAAGTGCTGCTCGACGACCGAAAGGCGCGTGTGGACGTTGCCCGTGTTGCGTTCGATGCCGACCACGCCCTTCAATATTTCGTTTGTCGTGGCGAGGAGCATTCGGGTATTCTCGGCGATGTCGAACGTGTGCCCTTGCACGGCGGTCATTCGTCCGTTGAGTTCGTCGACGGAGTCCTGCGATGCGGTGGCGATGCCCTTTTGCGATGCTTCGCGGCTTGCGGCGCTGTCGGCGGTGAGGTCGTTGCCGTTCTTCTTGAAAATATCGGCCATGTTCTTGTATTCCTCCTGTGCAACCTTCTGCACGTCGGCAAATGCTCTGGACGCTTCGCCTAATGCTTTGATGTACTCTTCGCGGTTTCCACTTGCAAAGGCTTGTTTCACCAACTCGGATTGTTTCTGAATGACGGGCTGAAGAACGGCTGCTTGCACCATGTCCTTTGCCACGTTGCGCATCACCTTCTTCGTCACGTCGCCGAAGGCTTCGGCCGCGTCTGTACCGCGTTCGAAAGCGTCAATCACCGCGTCCATAATGTCCGACGCATAGTTGCCGAAAAGGCCGCCGAGATAGTCGTCCATCTGTTTGAGCGCCGCTTCGAAGTCTTCCTCCTTCTTGATGAGCGCTTCGAACGCTTTCTTGCCGTCGCCCTCAAACTCTCGAGTCGCCGCGATGCTCTTGGCAAGTTCGAGATTGAGGTGGCCGTTGGCTTTGACGAGGTCTTTGTATTCAGCGATCTGTGTCAAGCCGCTGTACAAGTCGCGCCCCTTTCCCAAACCGAAGAACCCCGATTTGGCGTGACCGGTCTTGATGCTGAACATGCCCAGCCCATAGTTGTCGCCCTCGGTCTTCGTGTCGACGAGTTGGCGTCCGCCTTGCCATTGCTCTTTCTTTTCGAGTTCAAAGCGATAGTCGGCGAGCGTCTTAATATCGCCCTTGATGCTTCGCTTGATATCGTCCTCCCAGTCCTTTGCGAGGAGGAGAGATCGACGCGCCTTCGTCAACTTGTCCGAACCGAAGATCGTTTCGAGGTCGCGGGCTTCGCGCTGTTCGACGCGGAGGAGTTCGTTGTATTGCAGCTGCTGGTCGTTGATTTGCTTCTGAATGTCGAGCAGCGCCTTCTTGTGTACGGCGGCCGCTTGAAAGGCTTTCGTCACGTAACCGAGTACCTCCATTGCCCCGGCTTCAATCGCCCCGACAATGCCGCCTTGTGCAAAGCCCTTTCCGATGCTCGACACGGTGCTCATCGCGTTCATCAGCCCCTCGGCTTGTTCGGCCATGTTCTGACTGCCCGCTGCTTCGAAGAGTGCGGAGAGCTTCGCCGCGATTTTCCCGATCTCGTCGGCTGCTTCGGCGGTGGACGTGCCTAATCGCTTCAAACGCACCTCGAGGGGCTTAAGGTTTTCGCCCTTCTCGGCCTTCTTGAATACGTCGTTAATCGCGTCTGCGAGTTCACCGAACGGGTTTCCGTCCTTCGCCGCGTCCTTCAACCGCTTGAGTTGCTCGGTGATGTCCTTTAGTTTCTCGGGCGATTGTTTGAGATTTTGCAGCTGTTTCTTCGAAAAGTCGAACGATGCGACGAGGTCTTTGCTATCGGTGTTTCGCAAATAGTTCAAGAGATCCTCGGTTTCGGTGATCACCTTGTGCAGCTCCTTGCGGCTCTTCTCGGCAGCGTCGCCGAAGAGGTTCACGAAGAGTGCGGACGTCTTCTTCGTGCTCTCGATTTCCTCGTCGTTCACGGCCTTGATGTCCTTCTCCTGCTTGCGCTTCGACTCGGCGAGGGCGCGTTCCTTCGTGCCGGCGATGTCGGCGAGCTTTTGACTCGCTTCCTTTTCGCGCTGCTCGGCCGCGGTGTGTGCCTCGGAGTCGAATTTCGCGAGGGCGTCGTTCTTGTCCTTGCCCGCCTGGGCGATCTCTTCTTGCAGTTCTCGGGCGTATTGTGAGAAATACTCTTCGATCGAGGCGCGCTTCTGTTCGCCCTCTTTCGCGATTTCGGAGCGTCGTGTGTCGTAGTCCTGAAACTCGGCGATGGCGCGCTTGTAGAGATCGCCCGAGGCTTTGACGCGCGTGTCGTCGGCTACGCTCTTGTATTGCGCCAGCATCGCTCTTTGTGACGGATCGAAGTCTTTCTCCGTCACTTTGAGCTTGTCGCGATATGCGTTCTCTTGCTCTTTCGTCGCCTTCGGGTTCGCGACTTTCCATTCGCGCATCTTGTTCTCTTTGATGGCTTCGACCATGGCGTCCGAACGCTTCTTGTTCTCGTAGAGCAGACGTTCATAGTTGAGTTCGATCTGTTGGCGCTCTTTCTCGTACCCGTCTTCGAGGAGATTGATTTTGTTTTGTCGGATTTCGAGACTGCTTTCGTATTCCTTCTCGATGATCGAATCCTTGTACTTCTCGATGTCCTTCTCGAGATCGTGCTTTTCGAGTGCAATGCGCTTGCGCTCATCTTCGGCCTTCTTTCGGGCGTTCTCGGCAGCGGTTCGCGCGCTTTTATTGCTTGTGCTCTTCTTCTTCTTTTTCGCAGCCTCCTCGGCCTTCTTGCGAGCGGCTTCTTGACGGGCGGCTTGCGCTTGATTAGCTTTTGAATAGTAGAGCCCTT